GTTGACATTTTCTACATCTGCTGGATGATCTTCCAGTGCTAAGATGTCAGCTTGTAATAGGTGTGCGGTGTTGGCAGATTCAATGCTGGCACTAAAAAGTTCATGCGGCCATTCCACAGGATCGTACGCATAGATAATAACTTCTCGACCGTCCATGCCCCAACGTGCTCGATTTTTAAGATCATAATAAGGATCCGTTCCTAGGTATACTTCAAATGTGCGTTTGAGTCTTGCGGCACGTGCAAACGGACATGGCGGCCAGCCGCCCAAGGCTGGATGTGGAACTTCTACAAAGTTCTCAATCCAGGATTCTATATCTGCTCGTACTTGTGCTAGTTCCATTAGAAGAAATTCAGTTTTGATTTTTGTGTGGTTTCAAGATTGCTTTTGATCAGTTCCGCAATCAAGAGACGCTCTCGGTAGCTCATGTTCATGACATCTTCGTAGGTGCTGCCACCACGCATGTGCCAACTCATTTTTAAACAATTTGCTCGAACATCGTTCGCCTCCTCTTCCATGCGATCAATCATGGCAGAAATTTCTTCAGTCGACTGGCTTAGGAGGCGACTCCGAAAAAAGCGGCTTGATCCAGGGTAAGAGTTTGTTCATGCTTGTGGCTGCAATTGGGACACACAACTTCAAATGGTTTGAGTTCACTTGAATTGCGCAGTTCAATCACTCGATCTCGAATCTCTTGATACAGTTTACGATCGCAGTTGACCAGGAAGTCACGAATAAATTCAATTTCGGTTACCAAGGCATCTGGTGTGCGTATGCTGGCAACGCTGTACTTGAGAGTTTCGATTGTGAGCTCAGTGATCAAGTGCATGGTTTCGTTGAGTCGTTTGATCTTTTCATCATCGCTCATGTTAGGATCATTTTGAATCTGTTGTACACTGCGCTGTTGCTCGTACTGCTTGAGTCCCACTTGATTTTGATTTCGGTAACTCACAGGCATGAGTGTGATTTCCAAATCACCATGACGTATTGGGGTAGCATAGTCGGGTTCACGTATGCTGTCAAGAACCATGCGCAAATCTATGCCAAAGTCCGACTCAGTTTCACACTTGGGGCATCGGGTAGCCAGTTCCATCTCGTGACCATAGCTGGCAATTCTAATGGCAATCAGCACGGCATTTAGATCAATTCCGGGAATCTCCCAGGCATTTTTGATATTGGGCACACAACTGTGAACCACATTGATCACAGCCTGTCCGTTGAATAATGCGTCCGGAGTGCGATATGTGATTTCGTCTATGGCAGTCATGGGATAAACTGGCAGTTCCCGGTTTTCAGGCATGATCAAAGCACTGGCAGGCCAGTGATGTCCACCAGATGGCAAGCTCAAGTAAATGGCTGGTTGTCTAAAAAATTGTTTCAGCGGGTTTGCAGTTTGGGGCATATTTCACCTATAAATATATGATTACTTATAGGCACTAAACCATGGTGGACGCAAATCAGCAAGCAGAAGAACTAGCCAGAACAATGGCTCAAGTCAATCAAGAGATGGCTCTCTACGGGAGAACAACAGTTCAAACTCAAGAGGCCCAACGAGACGCCCACATGAAGGCCAAATACGGTATTGACAACTTCAGTGCCGGAACTGCTCAGGCTGCCAAAGCATTAGAATCACTAGGTAGCGCCTTTCTGGGTAGCGCAAAAGCCATGGCCGAAGGCAAAAAAGGTGCCGCGGCATTCAACAGTTCACTTGACGAAATGGCGTCTGCGGCCATGGCAGCTGGTGCGGCCTTGGCATTGTTAGTGCCCGGTGGTATCATATTCAAAGCCCTCACAGCCGCGGTGACCGCCGCCACAGTTGCATACATTAAATTTACTCAGATGACTCTTGAGATGGTGGACAAACTGCACAAGGGTTATCAAGGCATGGCCAAGTCTGGTGCGGCCGCCGCTGATGGCATGTCGGGCCTGTACGGTGATGCTAAAAAACTGGGCTTGAGCATGGGCGAGCTGGACAGTTTTGTTCAGTTGGTTGCTGAGAATTCCAAAGACTTTGCGTTGTTTGCTGGATCAGTAGGCGACGGTAGAAAACGCATTGCTGAAATGGGTCAAGCAATATCAGGCAGCAGAGTTGAATTGTTTAACTTGGGAATGACCACTCAAGACATCAATGCAGGCATGGCTGGCTATATCAAACTGCAAACACGCCTGGGTAATGCTCAAAAAATGACCACAGACCAGTTGGCCACTGGCGCATTGGCCTATTTGAAAGAACAAGATGCCTTGACCAAACTCACAGGTCAAAGTCGTCAAGAGATGGAACAGCAACGTGAACGTGCGTTGCAGAAAGAACAATTCGCGGCCAAAATTCAAGAATTGCGCAACAACAATCAAGGTGAAGCCGCAGAAAGATTACTGAAACTAAATTCAATCTATGAAGCCGCTGGACCACAGATGGCATCAGCATTTCAAGCATCAATTACAGGCAACTTGTCAAACGCAGATGCACAAAAAGCCAACTTGGCCAGCAATGGCGAAATGATTCGTACCAGTCAGTTGGTTATCGAAGGAAGAATGAGCGAAGTACAAGCCGCTCAGTCCACAGGTCTTGCTATTAAACAAACAGCCAACACAATAGGTACCACGCTGGGACAATTTGGAGCATATAACAATACATTTGGTGAATTGCACGAGCAGTTGAAACTGTCACAGATGGCCACAGGTGATCTGACTAAAAACTATGCAAAAATTATAGCAGATCAAAAGAATCAACTGGCCGGCACTGATGCAATGACAAGACAACAGTCAGAATTGATTCAGAGACAAATTGCGTACAACAAACAAATGGAAGATTTGATGATGACCAATGTGCCGGCTGCACAGGCATCAGTAGATAAGTTAGCTCAATCATCAATGAAAGCCGCAGAGTACCTGTCAAAAATGGCGGGCAAAGTAGCAGAAAAAAGCGGAGAAGAAATTGCTGGTACTACAGTAGGTGCTTTGGCTGGTTCAGCCGCTGGTTATGTGGGAGGTAAAGCCGCTGGTGGTTGGATTGGTGGATTGATTGGATCTCTTGCTGGACCGGGAGGTACTGTGGTTGGTGCTGCCATTGGTCAGCAAGTTGGTCCATATATTGTATCTGCGCTCGGCGGGCTTGTTGGTGGTTATGTTGGTGGCAAAGTCGGAGAAGCGGCATCTGGCCCTGAACATCGTGCTGTGGGTGGCCCTGTTAGCAAATCAACACCGTACCTGGTGGGTGAAGATGGCCCAGAAATTTTTGTGCCCAAAGCCGCTGGAGACATTGTACCAAACAACCGACTCAGCACAGGTGCTGCCGTGGGTGGCGACTTCTCCCGAGCCATTGACGGCATGTACAAGGATGTAAAAACACAAGAAAAAACTCTTGATGTAGACACTGTGCGTCAGAAACAGTTTAGTGATTTACAAAAGCGTTATTTTGATACCTATGGCGGTTTCATGAAAGATGTTATTGAACAAGTTGACAATAACGATCCCAAAGATTCATCATCTAGCATAGGACGCATGTTCTCAGGCTTGTTTGGTGGCAGTACCGGATTGCAAATGCCAGCTGGCGCTGGCATGACCAGTATGGGTGGTGCACAAGGTATGCAAGGTCCTGAAAGTCATTCGGCTGTAGGCGGTGGAGGACAAGGTATCAATGCACCAAAATTAGCATCTGTTCGAAGCAAAACAGGCAAGTCAGCTGAGGTCAATGCAGAATATGCACCGCGTTTCCAATCTCTTATTGATTATCTTGATTCAATTGGCTATGAAATCAACAGCCTTGGTGGCTATGTAGATCGTGACGTGCGTGGCAAACCTGGAGTCAAAAGTGTACATGCCAAGGGTGGTGCTATAGATATTAACCCTGGATCAAATCCAATGGGCGGGCAACTCATGACTGACCTGCCAGAAAACATCTCTGCTATAGCAAAAGGATTAGGATTGGGATGGGGCGGTAACTGGGCATCGATCAAAGATGCAATGCATTTTAGTGTGGCTGCCAATGAAGGTGGAGATATAAAACTCAGCGATGGCGGAGTTGCAGTTGGACCAAATAGTGGATACCGAGCCACATTACACGGCGAAGAGGCAGTGATTCCATTGAACAACGGCGGTGGAAATTTTGTAAAACTATTTGAATCGATGGCTGACAGCAATAGTAGAATGGTTGGCATGTTGGAAGAACTGGTTCGAGCACAAAAGAACGGTAATGATATATCCAGCAAGATGTTGCGTATGCAAACATAACACGGTAAATAAACTACTATGGCAGATAAACAACAAGGTTCGTGGCGCAAGTATTTCAAGGTTGCAGACAATTCTGGAGTGCAAAGTCCTATCTCAGGATCCAATCAATTTGGGTTGCCAAACTATCCCCGCAATGACGGCAACAGTGGTTCAACACAAGCAGACTTTGTGTTTCGCAACTATGCTAGTAGACTGCCGGAAGTTTACTCGGGCCACCCCAATCGTGTGGAACGCTACAATCAGTATGAGAACATGGACATGGACTCAGAAGTCAATGCCTGTTTGGATATCATTGCTGAATTCTCCACACAGATGTCAGAAACCAACGGTACACCATTTGATGTCAAGTACAATGACAAGCCCACTGACCACGAGATTGAAATTATTAAAAAGCAGATGCAACAGTGGGTCAAGCTCAACAAGCTGGATCAACGCATCTTCAAACTGTTCCGCAACACCATCAAGTATGGTGATCAAGTGTTTGTGCGTGATCCAGAAACATTTGAAATGTACTGGGTGGACATGAGCAAGGTCATGCGTATTATTGTGAACGAATCTGAAGGCAAACGTCCTGAGCAGTATGTGATTCGTGACATCAATCCCAACTTCCAGAACATGACGGTGGCAGCCAAGACCACCACAGACTACATGACAAACCCTGTTACCGGTACCATTAGCGGCAGTTCAAACTATACCATGCCCAACGGCGGTGCAGGTGGTGGTGTGGGCAACAGCAGATTTATGCATGCCATGAACGAAGCCACAATTGATGCCAAGCACGTGGTTCATTGCAGTTTGAACGAAGGACTAGATGTGTTTTGGCCGTTTGGACGCAGTGTACTGGAGCAAATTTACAAGGTATACAAGCAAAAAGAACTGCTGGAAGATGCTATTCTTATCTATCGTGTGAGCCGTGCACCTGAGCGCAGAGTGTTTAAAATTGACGTGGGCAACATGCCCAGTCACTTGGCCATGCAGTTTGTGGAGCGTGTGAAAAACGAAATGCATCAACGCAGAATCCCTACCATGACAGGCGGCGGACAAAACATGATGGATTCAAGTTACAATCCATTGTCAATCAACGAAGACTACTTCTTTCCCCAGGGACAAGACGGTCGTGGCAGCTCAGTAGATGTACTGCAAGGCGGTGCAAATCTAGGCGAAATTGACGATTTAAAGTACTTTAACAACAAGATGGCCCGCGGCCTGCGTGTGCCATCTAGCTATTTGCCCACTGGCCCTGACGACTCAGACCGTGCTTTGAGCGACGGAAAAGTAGGCACAGCCCTTATACAAGAGTACAGATTTAACCAGTATTGTGAGCGACTACAGGCCTTGATTGCCCAGAAACTGGACGATGAATTCAAGATGTTCTTGAAATGGCGCGGGTTTAACATAGATTCGGGTCTGTTTAGTCTAGGGTTTAATGCACCTCAAAACTTTGCCAGTTATCGTCAAAGTGAACTGGACAACACACGTATACAGGCGTTCATGCAGATGGAACCCTTGCCCTACATGTCAAAACGCTTTATGCTGGAACGCTTCCTGGGCTTGACCGAAGAAGAAATCAAAGAAAACGAAGACATGTGGCGCGAAGAGCGTGACAATCCTGAACTCAAAGTTGCTGGTAGTGACTTACGTGCTGTGGGCATCAGCCCAGGTGCTATGCAAACAGACATTGAAACAGGTGAAGAAATCGGGCAAATGGAGCCTGCAGGCGTGGGCACTCCTGCAATAGGTTCAGCACCTTCGGGCCCTGTGGTTCCTGGCGGCGTGGGTGGCGCAGGCGCCCCGCCAGCATAAATATCCATATGATACTAAATGAATTTTGGCACAAAGATCCCCAAGCCTATCAGGATCTTGATCAAGACAACAGCCAAACACAACTGGGCGATCTGCGTAAAACGCATCTAACTCTGCGGCAGTTAAACAAACTGCGACGCATGAATGATGTGCGCACAGTTGAATACAAAAAAAAACTCAAACTAGTGCGTCAGCAGTATGCACCTGCCCCTGAGGCCCCAGCGGCATAATTTATCGTCATTTTGACGTCATAAACCACGTCTTTTTCTCCAGGTGTGTAAATAACATTACACTTTAACCTATAGGAGTTTCCTTATGAACAGATTTGAACAATTGATCGAATACGTGATCAATGATGAAGAAGCCAAAGCTCGCGAACTTTTCCACGACATCGTTGTGGCCAAAAGCCGTGAGATTTACGAAAACTTAATGCAAGAAGAAGCCGAAGAAGACCTCGACGAGGACGCTGAAGAAGAAGACCTTGATGAAGACGCTGAAGAAGAAGACCTTGACGAAGCTGCCATGGGCGGCGACGCCAGTGACGACTTGATCGACAACGTTGAAGCTGATGAAAGCCATGACATGAACATGGAAAGCGAAGAAGATGAAATCGGCGGCGACCATGACATGGATGACATGGGCGGTTCAGGCGAGCCTGCTACCAAAGATGACATCATGAATCTTGAAGACAAATTGGACCAGTTGATGGCCGAATTTGAAGATTTGATGGGCGATGGCGACATGGGCGACGGCGACGGTTTCGGACCAGACGAAGGCGGCGACGCTATTGAAATGGACGACACAGAAGAAATGGAAGGCATGATGGAAGCAATTTCATTGAAAGCCGCTCCCAAGCCAGTTACCAGTGAAGAAGGTTCTGTAAACAAAAAAGGCCCTAATGCCAACAATGCAGGTGCCAACAGCCCAATCAGCAAAAGCGTAAAGCCAGTTCACATTGGCCAAGGCGACCAGAACATGGGCAAGCATGATGCAGCCGGTGCTTACAGCATGCAAACCAAGGACTTGATCGGACAAGTGGGCAACACACCTGCTCAAACCAAAGGTCAACAACCCAAACCTGCTACCAAGCCACACTTGGCACAAGCAACAGGTGTTAACACAAAGAGCCCAGTTGCTCGCGGTTAATACATGAAAACGCTAAGAGAACAACTTACCTTTAACCAGGCCAACATTCAGGTTCTAGAAGAATCTGGACCGGATGGCCAGGGTAAGCACCTCTATTTGAAGGGCATTTGTATTGAAGGCAACAAGCGCAATGCAAATGACCGCGTCTATCCCATGCACGAAATCAGCAAGGCAGTTAACACAATTAATGAGCAAATCAAAAGCGGTAACTCAGTGTTAGGTGAAGTAGATCATCCAGATGATTTGAAAATTAATCTAGATCGTGTGTGTCACTCAGTTGAAGGTATGTGGATGGATGGCGATGCTGGATGCGGCAAACTAAAGATTTTACCAACCCCCATGGGCGAGTTGATCAAGACGTTGCTGACATCTGGTGTGAAATTAGGAGTTTCAAGTCGTGGCAGCGGCAACGTTGACGACAGGACAGGACATGTAAGTGACTTTGAAATAGTCACTATAGATGTGGTTGCTCAACCCAGCGCACCCAATGCATACCCTAAAGCAATATATGAAAGTCTCATGAACATGAAGTACGG